GCTCACATGTCTCAGGATTTACTAAGTCGATTCGTGCTGAATACCAATGGATGGGAGTTGTATTCCTACACGAATGGAATAATAACCATGCGCCATCATCATTCGGCGGGAGCCACCACGCGGACAGGTTTCTATGCGGCAAATTGGGCTTTCAATACATGGTATTTCCTGGTTGTGACACGTTCGGGAACGGGCGGCCAATTCTATCGAGGAACCATAGACGGAACCTTCGGAGCGGTACCTACAATCGGCGACACACTGATTGACCCTGAATCTTGCGTTGCGAATCTCTATATCGGATGCAACAACGGCGCGACCGGCAATTTCAATAAGGGGGCGCATTGGCGCTATCGAATATGGGGCGATAGGGCATTGACACTGGAAGATGGGGAACAGATGTTTGAGAAGGAAGTGAGGTGGTTTAGGTCATGATAGACGAAACGGGTAGAACCAAAGACACGTACGATGCAGTTCGACATGCCACTCTGATTTACCCCAATGATACAAACTTGACCTGCACTTTCACGGCTCATGCGAACGCTAATACGTGGAGCGCCTGGGCTGAGATCACGGATAGTGGCGCCACTACGCTTTCGTCTATATTCGCTACGAGCGCAGGGCATATCACTGAGATGGTAGTAGAAACTATCAGCGATAATGCCGCTATCTACATGATTGAGATTGGCTGGGGTGCTGCGAAATCACTAATCACTACAGCGCGGTTCGCTGGTGTTGGCAAGTTCCAATCTGCCAATGATGTTAAACGATTCTGGGCACCTGAGTTTCCAGCAGGGCAAACGATCTATTATCGGATGAAAACCGAGACTGCGGTAGCTGACACCTGCACGGTGCATTTCCGGTATCACCTGCATTAGGAGAGACTATGGACATCAAGGATAATCAAGGAATCAAGGATAAGGTGCATATCGTCCTGACGGGGCCTGATGGAAAGGTCAAGGACGAGAGGATGCCGGAGGATACAGAAGAAGCTGAGGAATTGGCAACTAATATCCTGAAGGCAGTATCAGAAGAATTACGGAAACAGGAGGGAACCAATGAACAAGACACTTCGTAGCAGGATGCCGATCAAGGGCCGCATCGTCTTTGAGCTATTCGGCCCGGATGGGGTGCGGAAGGAAGTTCGTGAGATACAGAACACTATCACCGAGTTGGGCGATGCCCATGTTGCCGACCAGTTGGCCGATGTACCGGGAGACGCTCAGAACGGCTTTATGAACATCGGCACGACTTCAGGTGGCAAGACCGCAGCTTCTACAGGGCTGGAGGCCGCCCTGACCGCTGTTGCCCTGACATCCTCGACCCAGGGCGCCGGTGCTGCCGACAACGACCTGGTAATCATTGCGACATTCGGAGCTGGCGTGTCCACCGGGGCAATCGTGGAAGCCGGTATATTCAACCTGAACAACAACACGAGTCTACAATGCTGGGCCGACTTCGCGGTGGTCAACAAACTGGCAGCCGACAGTATGACGATCACGTGGACCCTAACTTTCGGTGCTTCCTAATACTTGGCCTTTTACCTTCGGAGCAAGTTAAAAGAGAAGGAGGGGACATGAATCTACAACAGGCTATCGCACAGGTAGAGGCTCTACCGGGCTTTGTTACCTATCGCAAGAGGGCGGAGGACCATAATGGCCATGTGCAGTGCTTCACCTTCTGGTTTGAGAAGGACGGGATAATCAAGGACTACGAAGTGAGGTTCCTGGTGCAGTTCTCCGGCGACCGCCAGAAGGAGGAAGCAAGGTGCTACGGCACAGCTCACATCGTCCAGGCCACACCTTTCAGGGATGAAGTAGCCAAGGCTCTGGCGAGTTTCGTATCCGCCCACGACGACTACATCTGTAGCGCCATCGTGAGCTGCAACGAGGCTGTAGAGACGGCCATAGTCAGCGCCTTCAGGGTGGACAATGAAGGATTGGCCCAGCAGGTACATGCCATAGTCTGCAAGAAGGATGGGGCGTTGCAGTTCAAGCTACTGAAAAGCTACAGCGGAGGATAGATGGCCGACGAACTGAGACACGAACCTACAGCAGCAGGTACTACCTGCGCTCAGACTGATTGGGAGGATGTCGATATTCACCGCTTCCAGGGGCAAGCGGTGGGTGATATCGTCTATGCCAGCACGAACACGCAGCTACGCCGATTGGCAGTAGGGGCCAATGGTGAAGTCTTGGAGCTGGCTGCTGGCGTCCCTTCTTGGGCTGCCAAGGGATTCAGTTCTAGGGTGCGGGCATACCTTAGCAGTGTAGACCAGGTAATCAACGATAGTACTGAAAGCAAAGTATTGCTCGATGCTGAGACATACGATGGTGGGGGCGAGTTTAACAATAGAACCCTATCGGCTGCGGCAGATGCGACAGAGGCCAATAAATTGCATGATGCTGACGGCGGGTTTGAGGCCGCCGATGTGGGGGCAACCGTCTGGAATACCACGGACAACACCTATACCACTGTGTCGGGATTCGTGGATGCAGGGGAATTGGATTTGACCGATGACATCATGGTCAATGGTGAGAACTATGTCCTCTACCATTCAAGGTTCACAGCGACGGTTGCCGGGTACTACTTAATCCTTGGGAATACCGTTTTCAAAGACCTGAATGCCGATAAGCAGTTCACAGCGATAATTCGGGTGAATGGTGTCAATGTGTCACTCTCCGCCTTAAGCAGTGGAGTTGTTACATGGCAAGGAGCCTCTATTATGGACATTCGAGCTTTGTCCATCAGCGACTATGTGGAGCTATACGTCGCACAATACACTGGGGGCAACGAAAGCCTAACAAAAGGATCATTCTACACATACATGGCCATCCACCGTCTGTCATAGGAGGATAGATGCCGTTTCCGTATGTCTTTCCTTTCATCTTCGAGCCACCGTGGAACCTCTTTCCAGCAGATACGCTGACAATAGGTGATGCTCTGGCGAAGGACGTTAGCAAGCCTCTATCCGATAACGTCGCTCTAGGTGACGACCTCGTTAAGGCCATCCACAAGTATCTGGCTGATTCGGTCCCGATCCGTGAGACGAGATACGGCTATGCGAACGCCCTGGCCATCACCATAGACCACACCAAGGTAACTACTCTACTGACCGACTATCCTATAATGGTCTATCTCTCAGCCGCCTCAGGGCAGAACAATGACGACGTGTCCTTTGTATTTGACGAACTCCAGGCCGATGGGAACCGCAAGAAGATATCTATTCGGACTCCGGACGGGACGGAGTGCTATGTCGAGATAGACCAATGGGACGATGGCAATGAAAAGGCATGGCTCCACGTCAAGGTTTCCTCGATAGCATCCTCTGAGGATACCGTGCTCTACCTCTACTACGACATTCTGGCTGCGGACAATACGACCTATGTGGGGGATACGAATTCTAGCGCAGCGGAGAACGTGTGGGATGCTTCATTCAAGGCCGTCTATCACATGTCCGATGGGGCGGACAATGCCCACATCTACGATTCCACTTCCAACAACAACGATGGGACGAAAAAGGCCGCCAACGAACCGATACAAGCTGTAGGTCAAGTAGGGTATGCACAGGACTTTGATGGGGGGGATGACTATATTGAAATAGCTGATTCGGCCAGCCTAGATATTGATACCACGATAACCATTGAAACCATCATCAACCTTGAAGCCTACTCCTCTGACTCCTATGGCTACTTTGTAAACAAGTATGATGGAGTAGGTACGTTTGCCTATATCTTGCTAATGGGGGGTACGGTGTCCACTGGCAGGGTGAGGTTCCATATAGGGGCTGATAGCATAGACACCTATACGGTTCTATCTCTGGCGACAGATTATTATGTAGTGGGCCGATACACTGGTGCAAAGCAAGAGATATACATAAACGGTACGCTAGACAAAGATGGGGATTTGACAGGAGCCATCCCAACCAATGATGAACCTGTAATACTAGGCGACAGAGGAGACCACAATAGGCATCATAATGGCACAGAGGACGAAGTCCGCATCTCCTCCACCAATCGGTCAGAGGGATGGATAGGGACGACATACTACACGCTATGGGATGACTTGTTGACCTTCGGCTCCGAGACGCCCCAAGGAGTTGCCAAGGACGTGGGCAAGGCCATAGCCGAAGCTGCTTTGGCTCTGGCTGACTCTATCTCAAAAGAGCCTGGACTGTTCAAGTCTGAGGCGGCTATGGGTATCACGGACACACTTTCCAAGGAGCCAAACCTGGGCAAAGCGGATACTCTGACGATAACTGACGCTGCCCCTGTCAAAGACGTCGGGTTGGGCAAGGCCGATACGGTGACTATCACCGACTCGATAGCCAAGGACGTCGGGCTGTCTAAAGCCGACCTGGTGACCATTGTAGACGCCATAGCTAAGCATATGGGCCTCTCCAAGGCCGAAGCTGCTATGGCTATAACAGACACCATAGTCAAGGCTATCGGTATCATCAAGACGGAGACAATGGCCCTGGCGGATACCATCACCACGAAGCACATCGGGCTCGGGAAGGCGGATACATTCACTATCGCGGACGCCCTAGCCAAGGACGTATCTAAACCCCTGGCGGATGCGATAGCGATTCTCGATTCCCTGGTTCTAACAGGTTCCTACGACAGACCTGGAATCAAAGTGGCGGCCTTCCTGTTCAAGAGGGCCATGATAGCGATGCTCTACGATAGGGACATCAACGCCAAGTCGAGGAGGGAGTTCTGATGACGGTTCACACTAAAGACATCTACATCCCGCAAGGCGACTATGGCTATAACCTTGCTTTCACCCTCTACGACGGCACGGGCGACGTGTTTGACCCCACAGGGTACACGGTGACGCTGAAAGTCTGGACGTATGATGTTCCCTCGACGCTCCTATTAAGTGGTGTGGGCGGCATAACTGACGCTGCCAACGGGAAGGTCTATTACACTGTAGCCATTCATGATTTCGACGATGAGGGAGTTTTCATTGCTGAGATAGAGTTGACCAAAGTGGGAGCAGTGGAGAGCTTCAGAACGCATGTACTTCACATAACGGAGAGTGGCTAATGGCTTTTACATATGATACGACAACCGACATCGGGAAAGTGCGGCTCCTGATACACGATCAGATTAACACCTACGACCATCCTGCTCACTACTCCGATGCTGAGATTCAGCTATTCCTTGATTCAGGCGGATCCGTCAAACTAGCCGCAGCTGAAGCATTGGAAGCATGGGCGGCCTACTACTCTGACAGTCCCGACTCCGAGAAGATGGGGGATTACAGCTATTCCAAGAAGGGACAGGCCAACATGCTGGCCCTGGCAGACCGATACCGGAAGTCGGAGGAAGATACACCGGTGCTGGAAATATCGTCGATGGACCTGGTTGACGGGGATTATGACGAATGAGCTATGACAGCCTATTGATAGATGTCTGTACCACCGAGCGCTTCACCGAGGCCGCAGCCGATGATTACGGTATGCCGACAAAGGTATGGGACGAGCATTTGGTAGATGAACCCTGTAGATTGGTCACCGGTACAGGCCGCGAGGTACAGGTTGGGGCTCAAGTCGTGATTGCCGAATACACTCTATTTGTTGGCGATGTCGATATCACCGAGCAGGATCGGGTAACTGTGGATGAGATACTGTATCAGATTCTGCTGGTGTCGAATAGGAAGGATGGCGTGAATAGCCATCACAAGGAATGCTTGCTCCGGACGGTACGCTGATGCAGATTGATGTCAAGATAGATGACGAGGAAGTCCGGCGGAACCTGGGGAAGCTGAGCGGGAAGATGAAGGATGCTATGGAGGCTGGGATACGAGACCTTGTGGTAGCCGTAGCAGGGGATGCTATCAAGGGCAGTCCTGTTTTGACTGGTAACAATAGGCGGTCAATCAGGTATGAGGCCAAAGGGCTTGAAGGATCGATCTTCTCGACCTCGGGCTATGGCGGGTTCCTAGAAATAGGAACAGCAGTCATGTCGGGGAGGCCCTACTTCAGACCGGCACTTGATAAGAACCTCCCCAACTTCGGCAAGTTCATCAAGGAGCATCTGTCGAAATGGTAGACACAAATATCGTAATCGGTGAGTACCTTCGCGCTATGCCCGCGCTGACAGCATTAGTAAGTGACCATATCTATGCCGCCAATCCTCTACCGGAGAATGCTAGTCTACCTTGTATCTCATTTTTCACCCGTGGCGGGACGAGCATACCGTCTGTGCCAGAGATAGTTGTCCCATCAGTTCAATTCTCCTGCTGGGCCGACGACCCGATAGAGGCCAGGAGTATCTACCGGGCACTCTACGATGAACTGAATGGCTTGTACGATGCCAATGTGACAATAGATGGGATCACTTACTGGATCATGCGGGCTATAGAGGAAGTTCAAGGGCAGGACCTCCAGGACACGGACATACCCGGATACTGGAGAGTCCTGACCTTTTACTCTATAACAATCAGGAATTTCTAAGGAGGGAATATGGCAACAGCAGGAATGATTGGACATACTACCACACTTCAGTGGGAGGGGAATCCCGTAGCAGAGATTACACGAATCGGTGGAGTTAGTATCTCTGTCTCGAAGGCGGACTCTACATCCCTGGGATCAGCAAACTTCTACAAGGAGTTCCTCCCGGGGCTGCTCGATCCTGGCGATATACCGATTGAGGGCATACTTGACCCATCCGACACAACCGGGCAGATAGCCCTTATGACCAGCGCCGAGGCCAGGACTAGCGGAGCTTTCATAATGACATTCCCCACGGCATTGGCAACTACCTGGACGGGTACAGCATACGTCATTGGCTTTGCTACTGGTGAGGTCACAAGTGAAGGCATGATCCCATTCTCAGCGACCTTGGGCATTGTTGGGCAGCCAAGTCTGAACATCACCCTGTCCAGCGGCATGACCGGACTGACAGGAACCGAAACCGGCGGTGCAATCACCATCGAACCCACGATTGCAGTCGGCACCTATACCTACTCGTCAAGGACGGACCTGACTGGGGACTGGATCACCCTGACCCCCGTAGGTGCCGGACACACCTTCGAGATCACCGCTCTGGGCGTGACCCACACGGTTGGCACCGGGGTCGCCACCGGACACATAACCGTGGGCGGAGCCGACACGACAACCCCGGTGTACATCAAGGCATACGAGGCTGGCAAGGTTGCCCGAAACTACGTCCTGTACGTGACATACCCGTAAGTTGACGGGGAGGCAGTTAGATTGCTCTGGCGCTGACCGCCTCCCCGCTTGAAAAGGAGGCATGATGGAACTGGTTACTATTCAACTGGACAAGGAGCGCCATCTGCGGCTGACGATACGAGGGGCAATGGGCTATCAGACGCTGACGGGACAGAACCTGCTGAGTGGCTTCGATCCCACGAAGCTGACGCTGAGGGACATTACAGCCCTATTATGGGCCTGTCTCATCCATGAGGACAAGGAACTGAAGTACGAGGATGTCATCGATATGATAGAGATAGGTGACATTCCCAGGGTGACGAAGGCAGTATCCCAATGTATCGTGCAGTCGTTCCCCGATGCAAAGGGGGATGAAGTCCCTTTAGCGGGAAGGGCCCAGAGTGGATAGACTTGTGGGCCTTCGCCAGATACGACTTACAGATACCCACCGAGGAGTATCTGGATATGACCTTCCGGGAGTTCTATGCGCTGTCCGATCGCTGCAAACAGGTGCGGGATTGGGTCAATTCTCATACCGCGATGGTCTGTACCATGATGTTCAACCTGTGGCGCGGACCTAAGACGCCGCCCGCAAAGGTGGAGGACTTCATGCCGGGTAAACATGAATCCAAAGAGCAGACGCCGGAGCAAATGTTGGCCATTGTCCGAATGCTCAATGCCGCACACGGCGGCAACATCTCTGAGAACTGAGGTGAGACATGGATCTAGGTGATGCGAAATATACCGTAAAGCTGGATGACAAAGCCACCGACAAGATGAAATCCATCGGCGGGTCCATGAAGAACATGGGGCAGACGATGGTCAAGGTCGGGGCAATCATGGCTGCGGCTGCCGCTGCTATAACCGTGGCATTTGGCAAGATGCTGAAGGATTGGGCAGCTGCCGGCGATGAAGTGGCGAAGATGGCCAAGCGGACGGGGTGGGGGACGGAGGCCTTGTCCGAGATGCGCTATGCGGCTCAAATATCCGGCACCAGTATTGACAGCCTCGAGAAGGCCATCAAGCGGATGTCCTCGACCATAGAGGATGCCAAAGACGGATTAGAAACCTATACCCGGTCATTTGAGAAGCTGGGGCTCAATGTCGATGACATTGCAAGAATGACCCCGGAGGAGCAGTTCTGGGCGATAGCCAATGCCATAGCGGAATTAGATGATGTGACGGTACAGGCTGCTCTAGCACAGGACTTCTTCGGCAGGGCTGGTACAGATATGTTGCCGATGCTGGCTGCGGGGGCCGAGGGCATTGCAGAGATGAGGAAGCAGGCCCATGAATTGGGGGTCGTCTTCGATGAGGATGCTGCTGTAAGCGCCGAGAACCTGACAGATGCTGTGACTGATATAGAAACCTCCATGAATGGCCTCAAATATACTATCGTGAAGGAACTGGCACCACAGATTAGAGACCTTTTGGATAACCATATAACCCCAGCCATCAAGGACTTCCGTGCCTTTCTTGACGAGAACGAAGCACTCGGAGCAGCCTTCATGCAGTGGGCCGACGGTATCACCGCGATTGTCAAGGGAATAATAGACCTGGTCGGCTGGCTCAAGAAGATAGACGATGCGATACCCGATGAGCTCGCACCGCTATTGGACTTCCTTACAGGTAGGATGGGGACAAAGATGGGTGAACAGTGGTATGCATTGAGAGGTGGCGCGGCCCCTGCGCAACTGCTGCCAGGAGTTGAAGAACAATATGGCGGTATGGCTCTTGCGGCTTCTAGGTCGGTAGGTGGAGGTGGCGTAGGCGTAACCGTCAATGTAGGTAACCTGATGGGGGATGAGGCATCTCTGAACGATCTCGCCTATAGGCTGGAACAGGCGATGAAGGAATATGATCGAGGGACGTCGTTCTCCGGTATCAACCGTTCGGAATACTTCCAGGGGAGCAGTTCTGTCTGATGGCCGCTATCACTTACACCCTGATGGCGTTTTGGGATACGCTGGACTGGACCAACCCCACATCGGGGGCTGATGACGATATCACCAGCGATGTCAAATGGTGGCGGGTACGCCGGGGGAAAGACAAGGAACTCGGCAACGTTACAGCGGGGACGCTGGAGTTTGCCCTGAAGAACGCCGACAAGAAATATACTCCCTGCTATGCCGCCGGCGCGCTCTATGGGAGATTGAGGCCCTGGATACCCGTCACGCTGACCGCCGACCATGATGGCAACAGCTACACTGTCTACACCGGCTACATCTCGCGCATAAGTGTCTATCCTAGTTTGAGCAAGCAAGAGGCTGTCATTCGTTGCACCGACGGCATGGACCTGCTGGCCCGCAACATGGTGACTTTGGATAAGGATGACCGCACAGCACAGAACGAGGGGACTGCGCTAGATGCTCTCCTGACTCAGGCTGGGTGGCCTGCGGCTCTGAGAGACTTGGATGTTGATAGCGGGGACTCTATAGATTATCCCGCCGTGTACGAGAATTGAGATGGCAGTAAGATATCAGAACTATTACGACACCGTCAATGACCCTACTGACATAGAGGACGTTAATTGGCGGGCTCAGACCTTTACTCCGGCTACGACACATTCCATAGTGTTCGTCAGATTATATCTCAGTGGCAGCGTTATCCTTGGAGGAGATTTGGTAGTTGGTATCAGGGCCACCAATGCGGTGACTGGCAAGCCAGAGGGCCCTGATTTGGCAGTGGGCACTTTTGAGACCTTCCAGCAATGGCCTGCCTTCGCCTACAAATGGTGCTTAATACCATTCGAGGTTCCGTGCGAATTAACCTCTGGCACCAAGTACGCCATCGTTGCCAGAGGGCCTAGTTTTTCCTGGCCCGATTACGTCAGGTGGAAAGGTAATGCTGGAGGGACTTATGCCGGAGGGAATGGCTTGGGCTCTAATGACTCTGGCGCAACCTGGATTGATGGCCCTGCCGATGACAGATATTTCGAGGAATGGGGTGCGCTGGTGATCGATGCCACCGCGGACAGAACCATTATAACCGATAAGGTGACTCTGGAACTCATTCGGAACATTGAGATGATGCACGGTGGTCACTTCCTGGTTGCTAAGGATGGCAAGGCCAAATATGAATCCAGGAATGCGAGGTATGTTGCAGGGCCATGAGTACCTTTGATGATGTCCTCGATGTCGTTTACGAGCTGAGTGACCGTGAGATATACAACGATATCCGCAGCCAGATCGGGATCACGGAATCGTCGACCGAGACAATCGTCGATGCCGACCCGACCTACGAATGGCGCTACTATACTGCCAACTCGGGGCTACCGGCTAGTTGGCGAACGAACGTCAAGAAATTCACAGCGGCCTACAACGCCATAACGTGGAAGATAGACAGCCACTCGGCTATGTACCAAGATACCGATGGCTCCTGGAAACCATATTATGATTATTCCGTATGGATCGAGTCTTCGGATTCCAGCCATTGTGAGGTTCACTACAAGAACACGGGAAGCTCCTACGCATCCCTGCACTATGTCTTAAAGTACAAGTACATGGCCTCGGAAGGTTTTAGCCACGAGGATACCACCACAACCTACAGCACGTTGACCGTCAGGGCTACTGATGAGGATTCCATATCTAAGTACGGCCGCAGGGTGATGAATCTACTTTGGCCGGAAGGACAGACTGAGGTAGACATGCAATCCCTGGTAGAGTGGTATCTGGCAAAGTACAAGGAGCCGGTGGCCACAGTACGCTTGACGGTAGTCGGAGGGGATGACACCAAGAAGGCGGCGATCCTTGATTCCGACTACAGCGACAGGGATACCGTGACGTTAACAGCTCTGAGTCTCGATACCAACTTCTTCATCGACAGAGTAGATATCCGGGATGACCTGAAGGGGATGCCGATAGCACACCTTGAACTGGTAGAGGTGCGACCTGAGGAAGCCTTGGGTCTGTTTACCTTGGACACCAGCGAACTGGACGGCCCTGACATTCTAGGATAGGAGGTTTACTATGGCAGGATGGACGAATCCGAAAACATGGGCGGCAGCAGTTCTAACTGTTGCCGATATGAACCAGTATATCCGCGACAATCAGAACTTCCTGAAGCAGAACATCGCACTGGAGGCGGCGGTAGAACTCACGATAGACGCCGGTGGTGCTGTCGCCAAGACAAAGGCGTTCCATAGTATAGATACACTCGGTGGTGCAGCAGCAGAAGATGACCTCAACACCATCACCGGAGGGGCAGAGGGTGAAGTCCTGTTCCTCAGAGCGGAGGATGCCGCACGGACCGTCATACTGAAGGATGGCGCCGGTGCCGATGCACTTGACCTTCGCGGAAATGACATCCATCTGACAGATATAAACCAGTGGGTCGTGCTCCAGCACAACGGCACCGAGTGGGTGTTGGTGGCTGCACCGAATCACGTAGAGGAATTCACCGTCAACGCATTCCAGTACCCGAACACAGGGGCGGATTGGGCGCCATCAGCCACGGGTGCTTCACTCCCGGCAACCCGGACTGGTGTGCTTTGCTGGCTGCCGCTCAATTTCCTGAAGCTCGGCGATCAGATATTGAGCTATAAGCTAGTTGGTGATATGACCGATAGTGGAGTTACGACACTGGACTGCAAATTGGTTCGGGTCAACCTAGTCGATGGTTTGAGTACAACGGATATTCCCGGCGGTGCTATAGTTAAGGTGGAAGCAGATGGTACCTTTGATGTCCTAGCTACGCTGGATGATGCTGAAGTAGTTGCGACGGATAAGCAATATACTTTGGAAATTCAAGGGACGACTGCTGCCGGAGACGCTATCCTAGTCATGGGCGCCGAGGTCAAGATTATAAGACTCTAGGAGGCTACTATGGGTGATGACAAGACAATCCGAGTCAGCAAGGACTCTCTTGATTATCGGCTTGGTCAAATCAGTAGCCGCCTGGACAATCAGAATGGCCAGATACATGCTATGGCCGAATCTGTAGACCGGATGACCTGTGTTGTCTCAGGCAATACAACCCGGATGGATGCCTTTGAGGAGAAGCTGAGTAGCTTCCAGGAAAACGACCTATGGGAGAGCCGGAACCGTACTACCTTCCGCCAGAAGATGCTCTGCGGTTTGGTTGGTGCTGCGATTACAGGAAGTGCCACCGCCATGGGGATCTTGTGGCCCTTCTGAACAGCTCATGGAAGTCATAACTAGAATCGTGCCTTACAAGCGGTCGGATAAGTATTTCTATCTCTACGCGATGGGCGATGAACACCTTGGCTCAAGGGACTGCGCTGAAGATCAAGTCCTGGCCATGCGCGACGAAATCAAAGAGACACACAATGCCTTAGTCGTCAAGATGGGCGACCAAATTGATGCTATCACCAAGAATGACAAGCGGTTCGAGTCTAAGGGTCTGGCTCCCTGGGTTCGGGCTGATAATATCGTAGAGAGCCAGCGCAAGAAGGTCAGCGAGCTATTCAAGCCTATCGCTCCCAAGATTGTAGCCTACCTTAGTGGCAACCACGAAGAGACAGTCCACCACGAGTATCAGGACGATATAACCCGCAACTTGGCTGACGACCTGGGCGTTCCCTACGCTGGCTATGTCTGCTTCATCAACCTGCTATTTAAGCGGGTAAACTCCAGTGAGAGCCATCTAATACAAACGCACGCATGGCATGGTGCGGGTTCGGCCCAGACGGAGGGAGCGCGGCTGATGCGGCTGATGCGGCTGGTCAACGATGTCCAGGCTCATATCTACTTGATGGGACACCTTCATGCAATCACGGTTCACACACCACAACGTCTAACCTGTATCAATGGCAAGGTCAAGGCTGTAAACTTGGCTGCAGTGATAACAGGGACATTCCTAAAGACTTACAATCAGCCGAGTCCTGGCAGCACTCGACCTCCGAGCTATGGAGAGAAGGCAGGATATAAGCCGGCGATGCTTGGTTGTCCGATAATTCGCATCAGGCCCGATACCCTAGAATTCAAGGTGATAGTATAATAAGATACTCCCTTATTCAACAAAACGAGTACATACTCAGCTCACGGAGCAATGCCCCGGCGTAATGCCGGGGCTCTGTTTTGGTTTCAGGGCCCATCAGCCTCAGGGCAGGGCTAGAGGGAAGGCCCCTGACATAGGGGATTGGTCAAAGAAACCAGAACAGGGCCACCAGGCTCAAAATTGAAGGCAGGAATGGGCATTTGTAGCTGACGTAGCCTGAAAGAAAATCATGTCATTGGCAAAGAAAATGTCACCCCATAGCTGGAGGATGCTTGACAAATCAAAAGTGGGTTGTTAAAATTGTCAAACAATGAGCAAGGATAGGCAAGTGGCCTTCAGGATTTCGGCTCAACAATACGCAGAAATTGTCAGACAGGCCAACTCTCGTAGCATGAAACTATCTCAATTCCTACGGGATGAACTGTTGAGCAATAGGCCATTAGGCTGGAGAAACATTCTGTCAGACCTCCGCCGGAATTGGCGGTTCTACATAGGCCTATAGGAGGAGCAATGATGGCTCGAACCTTCGAGATAAGAACTGATGTCATAGATGTGACGCCTATGCCAACCTATAGGACATTTCACAAGAAAACCGGAGCGGAAATCCCATCTGTCCTTCGTGGTTTTGAGTATCGGGAGGGCGAGCTTATGCCAGTATATTCCCTTGACCAACGGTATTCTCCGAAGAATTATGATCGAAGGATGGTTGGCGGAGCATTCAAAGAATATGCTCCTGGGTTGACTAGCTACTACATTGACGGCCAATCAGTAACTAAAGACGAGTTCAGACAGAAGTATCAGGAGAAAAAGGATGCTAGTTGACATCGTATTTAGGGCAGCAATCGCAATAGCTATACCGCTCCTGCTATGCGTGTTCTACCGGAGGTAGGAATGACCCAAGAAGAAGAACTCAGGATGGCATATCGGAGGATACCGACACCCCCATTGCTGAAGAAACTTGAACAGGAGCGGCTACCCGCCCTGACAAGGCAAATCATCAGAGAAGTCCTGCATGAGCGCGGCAAGCTAGTGGAGACGGCATGACCGACTACGACAAGTGGGCCTTACTACGGGCCTCCGGATATGAGTTCTACGTCGGCTGTCCGCGGGGATGGCACTACAAGGGGAAGTACATCGGGGCTACTGTGGACGAGGCATTGGAACATCGCAGGAGGAACAGGTAGGTCGAGCCTGATAATGATAGACACAGGGGGAGAGTCTTAGATAGGCTCTCCCCGAGGAGGAGCAAGAATGGACAAGGTAATCCAGCGGCTCAGAGAGGTACTGGCACACGAAGAAGCCAATGGCAACCACCCCATGACGCCAACTATGCTGCTCAGATACCTCAATGAGCTCGTGGCTCAGCAGGAGACAAAGGAGGAGCAACCATGAAGCAAGACACAGAACGGAAGGTCGTAG